TGTAAGGTGCACTTGTTCCTCTAGTACAACCTGTTAATTGGTGTGTGGACCTTCCTGTGTATTGTATGACTTCATTTTGATATCTTCCAACAAGAAGTGGGTCTGTTGTATCTGAAGAAGTTAAAACTTTTTCTATTACAATAAAACCTGAAGTAGGAAACTGTAATCCATCAGTTAAATTAATTGTAGTGTCAGTATCCGTTATTGCCCCATTTAATGTTGTAGACATTTGTAGTGTTGATATTGCAACACCACCTACTAAAGATTTAACGTTTCTAAATCTTGCAAAATCATTTACCTGTAAATCACCATTTGGAAAATTAATTTTTAACGTAGTATTAGATGCAGTTACAAAAGGGTTTTCTGGTAAAAAATCTTCTGTTGGAAATTCTGTTCTAGCCGTTCGTGCTCTTTGTAAAGCTTGTGGATCTGCACTTGTAGGTTTAGGATCTAGCTGTGGTTGTTTAGGCTCGTACTCTGAAACATGAACAAACGCACCAGTCCATTCTCTAACCATTTCATTATATGGAAAAGCCATACCTGATCTATCAGAGATAGCTAAAGCAAATTTACCTGATGCAAAAG